ACCTTGGATAGATGGCAGTAACCAGCCCAAAGGCCCGCTGTGCCGTCTGAAAAGCGGTTGTTATCAACTATGACATGTAGGCCAAAGGCAAAGCCCCAGCCTTTTTTGTAGATGTGTTTCCCAGCGTGTACGACTGTACCGCCCACAGCTGCGTAAACAGATGTGCCTATATTTGCGCGGTAATCAATGCCCTTGTGAAGTGTGCCGTTACGGTATTTAGCCCCGTAAGGAAATGTGACAATGCCTAATCTAATCGGTTTCATCTAGTTCGGCCCTGCCATAGTTGTCATACTCTGGGTTGAGCCAGTTAATGAGAATCGGTAATGCTGATACAAGGCCAATAGTTAGTGCCGGGTGAATGCCTAAAGTGTCAGCATTTACAAGCAACCAACCAAGCACACCAGCGCCAAATACCTTTACAAATGAGGCTATTGGGCTATGTGCAAACCATGTTAAAAATGACATTACAGAGCTGCAATTTCCTCGGCAGTTAATCCAAGTTCAGCAAGTTTGGCAAGTGCTGATTTTCTTGCAGCTGCTTTGCCTATTTCTTGTTCATTTTGTGCTTTAACTTCATCCAAAACTAATTTTAATTCTGTAATTTCTTTTTTAGTCATTACACGTTCGATTGTTTCATCTGTTAATGCGTTGTATTCAACGGCCATAAAATCACTCATAATTATTCCTTAATTCCATAAACCGATACTGTGCCAGTCATAGCACTACCCAAAATACTAAATCCAGTAAATGACGTTGTATTATTAAAGTTTGCACCAAATGTTCCACAGCTGTTAATTGAACCATAAGTGGCTATGTATGTACCATAAGCACCAGTTAAAACGCTTTCAAAAGGATTTTGTAAAATAAAATCATAAAATCCAGCGCGTGTTGCAATACTTGTTGCATTGGAAGCAAAGGTTGCTGTACCACTATTGCCGTTACTGTCTGTATACCAGTGAGTGTAATGATAAAGTGCGCTGCTATTGTCTGCCCCCGCAACCCTAAATCTCATGGTCGGATTGGCGGCAGTAGTTAATTGGAACTTTATTTTGTAAGACTTAAACGAGGCACTAAACACGTCATTTACGTTTACGGTAGATGCGCTTGTGAATGTCGTGGTACCAATTAACGGCAACCCGACATTTTTGCCACTTGTAATACTAAATAAAGACGCGTCGATGTCATCGCCAAGCGTTTCAATGGCAGTTGCGCCATCTTTAACATAGTCAGTAGAGGTTGGCACATCCCAACCATAATTAGGGGTAGTCGTTGCCATTTATAGATCCTGCCATTCTTGTGTATTAGGAGTATACCCTGCCCATGTTGTGGTTGGTGGTAATTGATACCAGATAATTGACTGGTAAGTTTCGGAATACGCCGAGCAGGTCAAAGCCAGTTCAGCGGTGTATCGGGTCAAGTTCCATGTGTAACCCTCTACAAAGCCATCAAAGGTTGTGCCAAATACTGCTGGTAATGCCGTTGTGTCTATGCGTAGGCCATTGTAAACGGCAGCTAGTGAGTCCCTTGTCGCATCGCTGACTGTTGGCGAGTGCAACGGAATCGTGATTTGCTCTGGATACATTCGTGGATAGGCGCGTGACTCAACAAAATCGGCGGCTTGATTTTCTGCATCCGATAAATTGTGCAACTGGGTTGAACGTGTGCCAGTTAGTTGGCCATAAAGAATAATTGACTGCTCATCTCTGGCTTCGGCTTCACCTGCTCGATAAGTCACAATGGCATCGTTAACAATTTCGCCCCATTGAGCTGCAGTGCGTAGCCCTTGGGCAAGGATGTCATCAGCTGTAAGAGTTAGAGGTGTTGCTGATGATCTGGCTAAGTAATCGTCATAATGCAGGTCGCCATCTTGACCCTCCCAGAGCACGCCTCGACCAGAATTAGCAGCTTGTACTGCCAATGTGTAAGCATCGGCATCGCCGTCATTGTAGGCCTGTAATTCGTATTGTCCCGGCACATCCACATTTGCAATTAAGTTATCAACTAAGGCAATTCCTACTGCATCGTATGAATCCCAAGTTGCACCAACTGGCAATCCTGCCCATGTAAGAGTTGGCGCGACATCATCCCATTCAGTTAGAAATGCTTCACTAAGGATGTTCAAAATTCTTGTGCCGTCATTTTCTTTGGCGAATCCAGCCGCGCCGACTCGGCGGCGATTTAGCTGCGCTAGTGGACCAACGGCTGTGATTGAGTATACGGCGATTGAGCCATCTGACCCATAGGCATCAAGGCTTATGTCAATGTCAGAAATAGTGCCATAAAAGATTTCTTGTGTACCTGTTGTGCCTTTGTCAATGCTCACTGACACTGACTGACTTAATGCCACATCCAACGGATCATTGGCATCGGTCCAAAGCCTAATTGATGCATAGCCCGGTTGCGGTTGCTCGGTTACGTCATTACGGCCACTGCGAATTGAGATAGATGAGATAGTCTGGTCAGCGTAAGTTGTAGCCCCCGCAAAAGTCACAGTTGGGTATGGATCGTAGGTGGTCACAATGTTGCGCCAACCAGATTGATCGCACCGGTACGCCGTGATGAGTCTTGCAGTAAGCGTTCAATGCTACGGCGAGCAGACTCACCATCGATGACACCATTCATGATGATCGTCACGCCTTGACCAGCGCCGTTATCTGGACGGATTGAGCCAGAGACACCATTTGGTACAAATAATTCAGGTCCAAATTCACCCACCCTTGTCAGCTGACCAGCCCCTACAGGGCCTCCAGCAGCTCTTGAGGTGTATCCGAGTGCCTTGCCTAAACGTGAGTCAGCAAACTTTGGACCCTCACCCGGGTTAATAATAAGAAACTCTAATACAGCGCCGCCAATGTCTTTGGCTTTCTTGTAGGCATTAGCAACAGAGTTAATGCCATTAGCAACACTGTTAAGCGCATTAGCAATGTTTGTGAGTGTGTCTGTTGATCCCTTGGCGTCACTGTCTGTAAGTGTGGCAAACAACTTTCCAAATGCTTCGGCTACATTGCGTAATGACTCACCGAGGCTAATACCGCCTGACTTACCGCCTAAATCGTTGGAAAGCATTTTGACCTTGTTTGATAGGCCACTGCTTTCATCCTCGCCACTAAATCCCTTGGCAACTAGGTTTACTTGTTCAAGTAAGTTTTTAAGTGTTGGCAAGATTGCAACACCAATTGATTCTTTTAGCTCACCAAAACGCTCTGTGACAATGGCCAACTGTCCAGCATAAGTTTTAGTGTTGGCTTGAGCTGCGCCACCAAATAATCTAGCCAATTCGCCTTGGACTAGGTTAAAGTCTCCAGACTTCTTAATGGCATCATCAAGAGGAATACCTAATCTAGTTAAAGCACCAATGTTGCCGTTGTAAGCCTTGCCAAGAGTTAAGGATACAGTTTCAAGATCTTTGCCAGTTGCAACACTGATGTCTAAGGCAAGGTTAGTTAGTTCCTGTGCCTTGCCAACATCACCAGTGGCTCGGGCAAGGTTAGCCAGTGCCGGGCGCAACTTAGTATCGGCTACACCAAAGGCTAATTGTTGTTTAGTGATGTAAGACTCGGTGCTTGCTATTTGCGCATCAGTAGCATCAGTAGTGTTTTTAAGTGCTTGCGCCAACTTAACTTGGGACTGTTCATCCTCAATCGCTGCTTGTACACCATCAATACCAAGTTTGATTGCGTAAGCGCCAGCAGCTGCGCCTGCGATAGCAAAGGACTTGGCCATTGCTTTGGAATACTTGCCAACCTTGCTGGAGAAAGACTTAGTGCTGTTATCAGCCTTGTCCATACCATCTAGGAACTTTTGAACATCAGCAAGTAATGAAAGTTTTAGTGTCCTTGTATCTGCCATTAGCTGTACCTCGCCCAATTGTCCATGACTTTATTACACGCTGAAAACCAGCGCTTTTTAATTTCAGGTTGCATGCCTTTAAGTGTTGGAAAGATCCAGTAACCCTTGTTGCCTCGACCCTCTCGGGACGTGCGTGGTGGGAATCTAAAGCCACCATTGGCAAAGGCATTACGGTTGCCAAAGGCGTTGCGGTCTCCACCAAATTCATTACCAAATAACAATTGGCCAGCATTAGCACCGCCAGAAACTCGGCCTTTTGAGCCACCAATGTACACAGTTGGTACACGGTCTCTAGCAGGTCTTACAGTTTGAGCAACAATGGCAGCTTGTTTTGGGTAGAAAGGATGAGCAAAACCTGCTTGTTGAATGCCTTGTGCAGTCCAAGCACTAATGGAATAAACGTCATTCTTTAATTCAAACTGCGCTTCTTTATCCATTTGATTAAGCGCTTTAAGCAAACCACGATAATCAGAAAGATCTGGGCGGACTGTAATACTGCTTCTAGTTTCAGCCATGTCCATTCCTTTCTCTTATCAGCGTGATTGCTGTCTGTATGTCTGCGAGCGACCAGTCCAAAAGATCTGACATTGGGATCCCGGTGGATACTGCGATCCTTACCAATAAATCCCTTAGTTCTCTTTTGGGCTTTCCTCAACCACCTCAAAGCCGTCAAACTCATTGACAACCCATGCTTGCTGGTTTGGCAACTTTGTATGGCCTGCGGCCTTTGCTGCTTTGTAAAGCATGCAAGTGATCACATCTAATGATCCCTCGCTCATCTTTTCAGCTGCTTGGGTGACTGTGTATCCAAGATCCCTTTCGATCTCGATCCAAAGCCATGTTGACTCGTCGCTCACTATGTAGTTGTTGCCCTGTTTTGTAGTTATGTTGTATTGCATAATGGTTGCCCTGTTCTCTCGATTATGTTCGGGTTACTGCGCCATCCTCGACTACAAAAGATAGCGAGGTGGTTAGTACGTCAGTAGCAGCGCCACCAACGGTTGGAAATACTGGGAATACCTTGCCAGCGAATGTGTCACCGTTTACATCAAAACTAAATGTTAGTGATGTATCTGGCGCGCTTGATGCTGCATCCCATAGAGCTGAAATAATGCCAGCGCTGGATGTGTCATCTAGGTATAGTTCCACATTTAATGTGGCGGTCTTATCTACGGTTTTGTAGGCGCGACCTGATAGAACCTCAAGCACTTGCTGGTTGTTTTCCATTTCAAGTGTGACGGTTGATGCTTGGTCAGCGTATGACACAGAGTTGATGCTCAAAGTCAGATTCCGACCAGTTATGTATGTTGCTGGCATGACTTGCCTTTCTAGTTGGTTGTGACCATCTCTATGTTGAGTTGGCTGATAAGCATGTCGGCGTTTCCGATTTGCTGGACTGTGGGTTGTGACCATCCACCCAAAAACGAGATGTTATTGGCTAGTAGGTCAGTTACTGAAAAGATTAAAGTTTCTAGGTTGGCTAATGCAGCGCGATTGTCAGCTGCATTAACTATGCAGGTAATGTCAAAGCGAACATGGCAACGAGTGCCGCCAATAGCGCCAACTGTGATGTAAGGCGATCCCGGCACAAGCACAATGGCTGGTGGCGTTATGTTCTCATTTGGGTATGCGTAAACTACTCGCCCGGCAGCTGCAAGAGTTGCGGCGAGTGCATCACGGTAAGTTGCTAAATTACCCAAGGTAGCCTCGGGTGTCTAAGTGCTTGCCAAGTAAGCCTGACACACGGGTGAGCATTGAGCGCCCTAGGCGGTATGGTGCTGGACTTTGGAAGTCAACGCCTTGCTGGCCTAGTGTGCCAGTACGAGTGATCCAGATGTCGCATGCAACGGCTAAAGCGGCTTCGCGTACTTCTGGGGTTGTGTCATAAAGCGCGGCTTGGCTGGTTAACACTGCTCGGCCATTAGGAATGATTTTGCGCTTAGTAATGTCAGCATTCGTAACTGCAGCTTCAAACCATGATACGCCGTATTCGTCATAGCCAGTTTTGCTGACAGTCCGGGAACCGTTAAAAGGTGAGCCACATCCACTTACGGTCAAAGCTTGACCGACTACGAATGTATTGTCGTAGCAGTAAAAGCGAGCAACATTGTTTGTTAGCGCAACGCCATTGATGGCTACATCATCAAAAATTAAGTAAGACAGGATTATGTTTTCGGCACTATCTGCCACTGCCTGCACGATTGCATCAGCATAGATGTCACCAATACCAAGTACGGCTTTTAACTCGCTAAGTGCGATTAGTGGCATCTTAAATCCTTATCTATGTGTAAGTGTGTGGGGGACACAGGGCCGCATCCCCCACACTTCTAACTAACGCTGACTTAGGTCAGGTTAAAGCGACGAACACCGCCAGCGGTCAAAACGCCAACGGCTAGGTAGCCGTAAAGTGCTGTTTCGATTTCGCCAGAAGTTACTACGTTTGTTGACATACGTAGGATTGGGCTTTCGTAGATTGCAACTGCGGATGGAGTAACAATAAATGCTGACTCATCGATAACAGTTGAAACTGCGTTTGGATCTACGTAAAGGTCAAGTCCAAGCACGTTTCCGCGTAGGGACTGTGGGCCTGCAACTCCACCGTTGTTCTGTGGGTTGTATGCGTTGTAGATTGGGCGACCTGTTGTGTCAGTTGCACCCATTAACAATGACCACTGGCCAGTGCCTGCAATGTAAGCGCTTGGCAATTCGCCAGTTGCTAGGTAAGCGGCTGGGGCTTGGCTAGATACGAATCCGATGATGCCATCAGAATCTGCATCTTGTGCTGTTGCCTGTGTGCCACCTGCAGTTAGAGCTGCAATTACAGCTGCGTCAGTTGCCTTGTTGTAGGCGCGTGTCATGTTATCAACCATTGCTTGGAAAAAGTCTGGGGATGAACGCTCTAGTAGTTCTACCGAGTAGCGCTGCATTCCTGCAAACTTGTTTACATCTAGGTTGACGTATGAGGACACAATTCCGGTTTCTGATGGGCCAGCACCTTCGTTGGTGTCTGCAACAGTTCCGTTGGTTGTGATTTTTGGATGGCTGATAACCATGCCTGATGCAGTGATGGCGCGTGAGCCAATTGCATCAATGGCTGGACGTGAGCCAATTGAGTTGTCAATGACGGTGTTTACATACTGCACTGGGGTAAACGCTGGGTTTGTGCTGAATGAGTCATCGGCTGCCATTACATACTGGGCTGAATCATGGTTGCCCATTTTGGCCTTGATGCTGTGCTCTAGGTAAGAGGCTTGGCTGTTGATTGGGCTACGAGGCTTTACGTAGGCCACTGGTGCAGCTGCTGTAACAACCGCGGACGCGGTTACTTCATCAGCCACTGGTGCGGTTGTTTCTTCCACTGTTATCTCCTGTGGGTTTTCCTCTGCAGGGGTTTCTGCTTCGGTGGTTTCTGGGGTTTCCTCTGTAGCGGCTACATCGAGGATTTGAGCATCCTTGAATGCTGGGTTGGTTACATGAGCAACGGCTTCAAGGTTTGCTGATGCAACAACCATTACGCCTTTTTCAACTGTGTATTCATTGACTTTGGCTTCAATGCTAAATGCCGGGCGTAGTCCCTCGGCTGCTTCAACAAGTGCATCATTACCAGCGTTAGTTGGCGCAATCTTGAAAGCCATTGAGATTCCAGCAGGAGTTACTTCTAAAGAATCACCAATGCCTCTGCCAAGGGGACGGGTTCTGTCATGCTCGGCATTAAGAATAATTTGGCTTGGATCAATGTCACCAAATGCGCCAAATTCAAAACGAACTGGGCCAGCCGATGTATTTCCGCTTTTGCCAAACGGTACAACCAAACCTCTAATGGTTCTGGTCTCAACTGATGCGGCCAATACTTGACCCTCAAAATTAAGTTGCATTTGCTTCATTTCCTCTCGGTGCTAAATCCATTTCCTCACGGGCCTCATCTACATCAATAAGTCCAGCTGCAAGCATTCTTTCTAGAACTTCGATTTGTTCTAGTGGATTTCCGCGTAAGTAATCATCTAGATCAAAACGTACTTTCTGACCACGTGGTGTCACGTCAACCATTGATAGTCTTTCCTCAATGCAGGCCATGTAAGGCTTTAATGAGAAATCAACAAGGCTTCGGCGCTCTTGGCTTACGTTGGAGTAAGTTGCGCTGGCTGATTCGGCGTTTATGTACCAAGCAGGGATGTTGCACATACGGGCAATTTCAGCTGCAGTGTTCAAGCGAGATTCAGTTAACTGCATTTGCCCGGCATCATAACCAAAGGTTGTTACATCCAATGGCCCTGACAAGTAAGCAGTTGAGCGAGTAGCCCGGGCTTGCTTCCATTGTGCTAACAGGCTAGATACCTGCTCTGGTGGTAGGTCAACGCCAGAATTTTTAATAACCATTGTCGGATTTGGCTCACTGGCCATTCTCTGGACGGCTTCCTCTAACTTCAAAGCTGTGGAGATAGTGCGGCCACCTCGGTTAAGGATTCCCTCGTCAATACCGCTAAACATGATTAGTGATCCAACGCCAGTTGCAGGTAGTAATCCACCCTCAATGTAGAAACCGTTAACGATTTCTTGAGTGTTTAGATCAGTTGTGAATGTAACGCGTGTTGGATCAATTCTGCGAGCCTGTGTTGGCCTGCCATCCTCGGCGCTTACTTCAAGCACCTGCCAGAATGAGCGACCATGAAATAGCAAGTCCTCAACCGTCCAAGCAATTGTTACTGCTGTTGGGAGTGCTGGGTCAGGCTGTTCAAGTATTTTGCGACCCTCAATCTTTGCGCCAGTTATTTGGTTGTATGAATTAAGTCCAAGTGTGGCAATTGTGCCAGCAATAATGTTTCTGGCTCTGGCAACTGCTGGAACTTGCATCGCGCTTGAGCGATCAACGCGGAAAGTGTTAAAGGGCGTGAAGTATGCATCCTGATAAAACGGGATAGCAATACCTGCACGAGCTTCAATGTCTGGTTTCTGTTCTGGAGTACCCAATAAGAAATCAATAAAACCCATACTGCATTATCTCACAAATGTGTGACATTCAAGCATCTGGTAAGCGTGTCGGAATGTGTGGGCTAGTGATAGGAGTGACTAGCCCACACATGGGGTACTGCCAAGTAGACCTTAAGCACTAATGATACTCACACTCTGTTGTGGCGCACAAGCATGACCAGCCGCCATTACTAATGCCACTGCAGCTGTGATTGGTACTTGAGCAGCTCTGCGAGCAATGCGCCATCCACCATCTGATGCTGGCCGTCTAGCACATGAGACTAAATGACTATGTAATGTCGGTTGTCCGGGATGAATGAATTTGCCAGACTGCATTGCATTTAGTGTTTGATCGCAACTAATGGCAAAGCCTGCTGATGCCCATGGTGTTGGCTCGGTTGCTATTCCTGCCTGTGCTAAACGTGGTGCAATGTAACCAGCAGTATTTGGATCATAGGCAAATTTTCTAGGACGGTATCTGCGAGCAAGTGTTGCTAGTTCACCTGTAAGTTCAAGGTCATTTATTCCGCCCTCACGTTTCCATTCATGTAGGAATACTGCCAAGCCCTCTGGGCGCTCTTGAATAGTAACTAGGCAGGCAATCTCTCTATTGAAATTAAGGTCTATAGCCATCCATGTAGGTAGTTCATCCTCTAGGGCTATTTCTTGTTCGCCTGCATTCCACATGTCCATTGGCCATGGTGAATCAATGGCATCTACCCACATGCAAAGTGTCTCTGTCTTAAAGGCATCCTTTGTGTCAAAGATTGATGCATCCTTGATGTTTTCTTTTGTGATTGTGTGTCCCATTGCAGGATTAGCCATTGCCCAAGCCTTTTCATCATTTACATCTGATCCGGGAGGTGCGCTGTATTCGTAATAACCCATTCGGCTTGACTCAAAGGTCAAGGCTCTACGCCTTTGTTCATTTAGGACATTGCTATTTAAGTCACCAGCATTAGATGTCCAAAACACTTGGGCATTGGGTCTGGCTCGGGTAATCGGGGTTACGGCTGCCCAAGTAGCCTCATCAATTTCTCGCAACTCATCTACATAAAGCAGGTCAGCAGTTGAGCCACGTGGCCCCTCGCTGGTTGCAGCTCTAATTGC